CTTTTTAACTGCCTCGCCCTTTGTCACACCCGTAACAACCAGGGCGCACCAATCCAATTCCTCCTTGCTCAACCCGCCATCCGTCATATCTCGCCAATTTGATTCCGCATCCGATTTAACACGCCTCGTCCCTCCTTTGTCAACCTCCACATCTTGCCGCTGCCCGGTTCCTCTCTGTATGTAATCCAGCGGTCTTTCCGGTTCTGCGCTTCGTGAATAAGCATCCGCACAGCCTTGATTCCAAGGCGGCGCTCCAAAGCCAAAGAAGAAAGCTCCCCTTCGTCCAATTCGAGCAACAAAAGATACATGGAAATGGAACATTCCCTGTTCTGGCGCAACAGGGCACGCAGAACATTTTTCAGCCTCATCCTTTTTGAGAAAAGAAACTCTGACTGCTTCATTCGTCACCTCCTATTCCCATTTCCTCCCGTAGAGATGCAATTTCTGCCGCAGCGTCCACGACATCCACAACAGGCCCTTCCGGCTGCCGTGGTTCTTCGGG